TCGCCTGGCAATGGATAGTTTGAATCAGGTTGACTATTGGTTCTTAAAACATTGATATAGTCGCGAATCACAGTGCCAGAGTAACTGTCGTAGATGCGTTGATTGGAGTAAAAGAAAAATCTTGTACTCAATACACTGCCAAAACTATACTGTAGACTTCTTGAGGTTACTGTGTACTGATATCCGTCAGTAGTACACTGTATAAACCAACTGGCATCTAACTGTTGTCCAGAAGTATTGCCGGCATACTGTGCGCTGAATGGAGCATCTTGAGCCAAGTTAGTAGAAGTGATCACATACCAAGTATATGGTGTGCCTGTGATACGGCCAGTGTTATCATATCCTAGGCCAAAGTTTTGTCCTAGCACAATTTGATTTTTAATTGTCTGGGTAACGGTTGTACCAAAATTATTTACAAACAACGGAATAACCTGTGTAGGTATTGCACCGGTAGGCACAAATACATTGAGTACTACAGGGCCGGTTCCGTCTGACAAATTACCTAGGCCTTGATTAGTACCATCTAAATAAACGGCACTAGGACTGGCCCAGATGTAAGTAGATTGATTACCAGAGGTAGGAACACCGGCAGCCAACTGATTGTATTCATCAAAATAATAACCAGTTGGTGCAACAAATTTAACCAAACTGCCTACACGAATGTATTTGGCATTGTTACTGGCATAGGTGCCAACTGCCTGAGGAACACCTGCAGAGTTTTGGAAGTAACCTGTGGTTTCACCTACAATGGTAGTACTTTGATGCCAGGTGAATCCTAACGCTGTCAAGTCAGGGCGAGTAAAGTTGTAGTTGTAGTTTGGAGCCGTGCCTGGGTTCAAACTGTTCAGTGATGAATAGTAAAACTGCAATGATTCATCTTTCAACACCACTGGTTGAATTCTATTTTGAATAGTATCAGCAATATCGTTATTGGTTAACCAGGTGAAGTTAAATGCTGGAGACAAGGTTGATTCCCAGAGTGCGCCGTCAGCATTAAAAATATTTGTACTAGAATATTTTCCTGTAGGATCTAACAAGTCAAGATAACGACTTGATCCAATACTGACACGGTTAACCGCCTGACTCTTTAGAATACTAGGATACTGTGTGTATGGAAAATTACTGTAGTCTTCTCCGTTGACCATACGATTTTGTGTATAGTATTGTGCTGGAGCATTTTGTTTAATTTGGTCAATAGTTTCACGAGCCTGTGCATTTGATACTGTTTCTTGTAATGCACAAGTAAAAATAATAGTTTCAATACTGCCAGTGCGACTAACATAGCTGATAGGAATCTGTATGTTCTGCATTTCTTCTGGATTGATAATATATTGTAATCCATTACTTGCACGAACATAACAACGGAAAGTGCCAACTGGAATTGCAGAGAATACACCGTCACCAAAGTTCAAAGTGATCTGATCGTTAGCACGACTAGTTACAGAAAATAAATTTCTTTGGTTAGGACTCAACTGTTCAATGGCGGCGCCGTAGACATTTTGAACATACTGCCAAATTGTAGAAATGTTGCCGGTGTTATCTAGTTGATATAACCAAGGAGCATCATTGTTGACTCCGTCGATGTTGATATTCACAGCACGGTTACTGATCTGTTCTGGAATATTAAAGTCTTGATTTTGTAGTACGCCTTGCTTAAAGTAGAAAAAGAATCCAGTGTTAGCAGAACTATAGCCTAGCTGATCATTGCGGAACAATACATTAAATTGTCCTGTTGGTAGCGGAGGTGGTTCGTAGATATAATTTTCACCACTGCTGGTAGCGTTAACTGCTTCAAATGGCATGTTGATACCATCGATAGTAGCAGTGTAAGGAACTACCGGCAAGTAGCCAGGAACTAAATTTATGGTATATTCTTGTGTGTCTACTCCAAGAATAACTTGATCATTACCAGGACGGCCAATGCGTTGTGTGTCAACCAAGGCAGCATTAAGGATCACAGTCATCTGTTCTAGCCAATCAAAGTTGCTAGGATCTGCCCAGTTTACTGTAACATTAGTAAGGTTAACACCGTTATAATCTGTAAGATTTTCTGTAGTTTGTACAGAAATAACTTTGATAAATCCGCTAGCTTCTGTGTTACGCTGTGGAGTATATGAAACTAATTGTGCTAATTTTACTACTGAATCACGGCGTTCTGCTGTGTCAATATAGTTTTCGCGTGTGTTTAAATCTGTACGGAAAGCAAGACTTTGCCCCATAAACGCAATAACATCCAACAGAGCAATAAACTCGCTAGATTCGATATAATCGTTAAATGTTTCTGGGTAGTAAAGACGAAGATAATCTACAAAACTTTTGCGTAGGGTTTCAAAATCATACGATTGGAAGTCAGCTTCTCTATATGTTTCATAGATTACTTTCCAATCTTCAACGCCAAATAGTACTGTTTGTCTTGTGGTTGTTGCCATGTCTATTCCAATTTCTAGTATTTATACTCACTAAAAACCGGTCATTTAAACATAGCTTGCTGTACGAGTTTCCTGGTCAAAAAATATTGCCAATCTTTGTGCATCAGTGCTAGGAACTACCCTAACAAAAAACTGTATTAGTAGTCCGTTTTGCTGTGGATATACTTCGGTGTTGCTGATGTAAACTCTAGGATCTCCCCCGGCTACTCGTTGTACTTCGGTGATAATTGCATTTACAGTATCAGTAGTTTGGTTTTCAAATATAAAATTCCAAAGTACTGTTCCGTATCCAGGACGGCCAACCAGCTCGCCCTGACGAATATTAAACGCATTTAGTAGGTCGCGCTTGACTAACTCGTAGTCTACTAGAGTAAATTTTTTGTATTGATTAATAGTGCTAAATCCGACGAATGTGGCCATAATGTATTTACACTATCCAAAAAGTTTGCTGACAGCGGCACTGTTTGTACTCAACTGAGTTGTTGCATTATTAACTACATTTGTAGCGGTTCTTAGGGCAGTGGCCGCGCTGCCGCCTAGCAGTTGACTAGCAGTTCCTTTGATACTGTTTAGGATATTTTGTGCTTGGGTAATGTCTGCGCTGGCGCCCAAACTAACTCCAGATGGAAAGTCAAACTGCGGAACAGGCACTAACGGATTTCCGATAATTCTAGTTAAAGCGGCATCTACTGTGGCACGATTTACTGTGTTACTATATCCAGGTGCAGGCTGTGTTGATGATACTAAACTATCACTGCTCAGTAATGAAAAATTCACACTAAACTGACTCATACTACCAAACACATCTAAACTACTGCCCAAGCTACCTAAAGCACCACTGGCAAGATCTTGTAAATTACCCAATGATCCTTCAACAAGATTTGTAGCATCGCTTAATGCACCAGAAGCTAGATCATTAAGATTGCCAGCCAAATCAAGTGCTCCTCCAGAGAACGATCCTGTTATGCCAGTAAGACTAGTACCAATACTACCAAGGCTATTGGTCAGTCCGCCTGTGAGTGTGTTCAATCCGTTGGTAGTTAGACTATTTAAACTACCGGTTAATCCTGTTGTCAATGTGCCTAGCCCTAGACTGTCAGTCAACGAAGAGATGCTGGGTATATTAAGGCTGCTAAGAGTACTGGTCAATTGAGTAGATAGACCGCTGAGATTACTACCATTGGCCCAAAGGCTTGTAACCGCTGTACCAAACTGACTGGCATTGGTAACTAATGCGCCAACATCTCCAGCTATGGTAGTGGTTAACCCGCTGGCGGCTTGTGTAATAGTAGAACCAAGGCTGTCAAGTGAAGTAGAGGCCAATGTACTGATATCACCAATAGTATTTCCTACACTAGATAGTGTATTACCGACCGATGTTACAGCGCCGTTGATAAGACTGGTTACATTTACATTAGACAAACTAGAAACAAGATTGCTGGCGCTGATATTGCTCAACGAGTTGCCAATGATTCCGCTGAGTCCTCCACTCAAGGCAATTTCTCCGGCAAACAATGCTATGCTACTAGCGTTTTGTAGCACACCATTTCCGTTGCTGTCTGTTGTGTAGACTTGTCCTGTGTTTAGACTTGGTGGGTTAGGTTGTGTACTCTGTATTACTCCAGCCGCTGTAAGAGAATCATAGCTGTTCTGCATGATTTCAGTTTGTATCTGTGTTTGCAACAAAGGATCGTTTAGTACATCCTGAACACTGTTTACACCATTCTGTCCAGTCCATACCCCGGGCGCACTCATTACACTGACAAACTGATCTGGATTATTAGCTAGGTAAGTGTCATAAGTTCCGGGTACAACATATCCTGCTCGTTCCAGCTGTGGACAATTAAGACCGTATTGACCAATGCCCACCTGTGCGGTGATTACATTAGCTGGTTGATTTACTAGGTTTGAAATTTGTGCTACCAATGCTTGCACCTGTGCAGGCTGTAGTGGTCCTACTGTGTTAGTTCCCAACGGCGGATTAACTAGGGCATAGTCAGCACCGTTGATTGGACTGGTTAATGGAACATTGGTTAATTTGGGTACAGGAGCAACAATAGGAGAACCTGACACAATGGCTAATATAGTACTGTTAGGAACGCCGGCAGTGTCTCGATCTTGTCGACTCAGTGCAAAATTTGCCAACTTGGTAGATGGTGCAGACAGTGTTTGTCCTGCTGTATATCCTACCAAACTACCAGCGGCAACTTGACTGTAAAATACATAGTCAGCCTGCGCCTGTGTAGTTCCTGCTGGAGCATACATTACAAAACGATTGCCACTAGGAAGTGTGTAGGTAAATTGTGACACGGTTAGAAAAGTCCCCCGGCCGTACTGGCCGCTTCACTTACTAGGCCACTGGCCGTAGAGCCTAAACTAGTAATACTAAATCCACTAGGCATTGCAGGAGCTCCTGGACTTGGAGTAGTCTGCCCTTGACTTAGATCTGTTGTTACTCCAACGCCTTGATTATGATAGGGCCAAGGCTCGTGTGTAGGAGCGCGAGTACAGATACTTTCTGTACCGGTAGGGCTTACTTGCCAACCTGTAGTGTTGTTAAATTCTGTGTTAGGCATGATATAATTTGTCAGGCCTTTGGGAGTAGTAACTGGTAGTCCAGGGCCGCCATTTAAGCTAACTAATAGACCCTTAAGACTTAGTGCGGCTCCGCCATCAATGGTGGCCAACTTAGATTTAATGGCTAACATGCCGCTGGCACTGACTCCAATTTCTTCTTGACTGAATAGAGTTAAGTTCTTTTTACAAGCAATTTGTAGTTCTTCATCACTTTGTAAATTCATCGCCTGTTTACTCTTGACATTAAACTTGCCGCCAGCAAACATATTAATATCGCCATCAGAATGGAAGTTTAGGGTACCTTCGGTACGCATATTAATTGAGTTAGTAGTGTAGACATCTAGGGTGCCTTCTTGTCCTAGTTCAACCCAGGCCTGTCCGTTAGCGTGGCAAATGTATAAACAGTTACCATCATCACTCATAGTAATTTGATGTCCTTTGCTGGTACGAATACGAATTAAATTATCAGATCCATCTACAGCACCGTCATCCATAACAAAAGTATGTCCGCCGCGGCGACCTACTACATTGACTGCATTTACATTAGTACTAGCAGAATCTGCCTGTTGCAAAATTGTAGCGTCTGTAGCGCCACCTTGATAGATAGCGCGACCCGGTGTACTCATTCCATAGCAGTTACTAGGTGATTCTCTTTGGCTACTACTTGCAATTGGACCGCGAATAGTATCATTGTTCAATCCCTGTTGAAACAAGACCGCGGCACTATAACTATGCACCGGTTTAGGTTGGTTGAATGGTTGCGGGCTTTCACTAATAGCGGTGTTTGATGGAGCCGCATTTATTTCTGTTACTGGCAATCTTGGTGACTTGGCAAAATATGTGGATTGATTTGCATTTTGAACAACATAGTTAGTGACAGCACCAACAGCAGGGATCATTTGATTTAATCCTTGGTCTGGAATACAGCCAACATAATAACCCTGGCTAGGATCACCGCCTACAAAGAAACACAGCACACTGACTCCTAAGTCTGGTGGTGTAGCCCAAAAACCATAACTTTGTCGATTTCCTACGAATGTACCTGTACCCTGTGTTGTACCCGACTGTTGTGTGGCTCCATAGAATGGAGGACAGTAACTAACAGTTCGCCACAAGTTTTGATTTTCTCTATCTGGTCCAGCAAACTGCTCAATATAAACTTGTAGTCGTCCTTGGCGGGTATTATCAATGTTGTTCATAACAATGCCGATGAAAGGACCAAAATCGTTAGGAGTACCCCCACGATCGAATTTATATTCTTTTGGTTGCCCTTTACCTCTCGGTGTATTCATTGCCATAGTGTTATTCCTTAACCGTTTTCTTTAGCCATTATTTGTGTTGTGCTTGGGTTCAGCGTACCTCTAAATGGGTTAGACAGTTGTGCCTGTGCCTGTGCAATTTGACCTTGTAATGCTTGAACTGCCCCATAGATAGGTGATGCCGGAGTTATGCTAGACAAACTTTGCCCTGCTAACAGTCCATTAAGTTGTGTTTGCAGTTCACCTAACTGTGAAACATTAGTAAGCCCAACTGCGTTATTTAAGGTAGTGCCAATTTGATTTATAAATTGTGGGGCCGGAACATTTCCTGGATTAGCAACAACCCCATTAGTTGTAACTGGATCTGGAGGACCTGCTGGAGTAACCGCAGGACTACTAGCAGTAGAGGTAGTACTTTGAATACCGGGGGTTGGATTTGTAGATCCAGACAGTAAGGTATTTAGATTTGTATTAAACTGACCAATGCCAGTTCTTGCAATATTTGTAATTCCTGCCAATGGATTTTGTAACAAAGAGTTAAGTTGTGCTGTTGTGTTGCTGACATTATTAGCAACTCCAACTCCTTGAGCACTAGCAGTGGCAGCGGCCGGTACAGTAGGAGTTAATGGGGTTTTATCAACTACGGGTCCTTCTATTGGAACAGAAGTTAATAGTGTTCCTTCTAAATCTTGTTCGAAACGACCTTTAAAAAATCTACTAACTACCTGTGTAGCCAGATAAGTTGCATTTTGACCAATGGATGTTGGATTTCCTGCGGTAGATGATGCACCAGTGGCATTGACATCCATAATACCTGTGCCAAGATTAAAATCACTAGGAGTTTTAAAATTCACATCAAATAAAACTTCACCTGATTCAAAATTAATAGTACCGTCGTTGTAGAATCCACTAAAATTAAAGTTTTTAGCAGAAGTAGTACCGGTGGTATCGCCTTGTGGTATCCAAGCAGGATCACCTACAATGGTTAAATTAATTTTAGCAAAATCAACCGCATTAACTAAAGAATCTTGAGCATTGGCCATTGGCTCATTGACACCGTTTGCGCCGCCTTTATCACTGGTTCCACTGCGTGTGGCATAAAATTGTTTATAAAGTATTTTGCTGTCTGTCTGCGGTTGTTGCACTACGGTACCAGAAGCATCGGTCAACGGCATCCAAAAATTATTGTCAATGACCTGTTCATATTTTAATATTTCTGTATTTTCTCCAGTGAACCAATAGTTATAACTTTTAGACACACCTTTAAACGATGGTTGATTTACATAAGGACTTCTAGTTTGATTTATATTATATGTACTAACAATGTAGGTCATATCCATGGCCCAGTCATTGCGCTTAGGATCTTGAGTGTCACCTAGTGGTACAGCCTGGCAGGTAATATTATACCAGGCTGTATCTTTGTTAGCCGGAGTTGAAGGAGTAGAATTGCCAGTTAGTTCGTTAGTAGTCGCTTTGAGTTGATTGCTTATATAACTACTGCCTTTCATCACTTCGTCAATTAATTGTATAATTGATTTACCTTGCTCAACCATTAACGATCTGTTGTTAGTATTTCTTGAATTGGTTGCTGGATCAATAATTTGTTTAGCAGTACTAGGGTTTTGCATACCTGTAGTTGTATCATCCGTTGATCCAGGTTTTTTTAATGTAGCGGCTCCAAGCTCAGGAGGAACAAACACAATATTATACCTATCGGCAGTAGTATACACTCCTGATTTTACTAATCCTTGCTGCCAATCGTTTAATATATCGCACAATCCTTTTATTATAGTGCCATTGGCTGCCGTAGGTGCCGCAGTAGCTTTTGGCGGTGCAGAATTAGCGGGTGCAGTTGTAGGCGAAGCCGCACTAGTGGAAGTACGAGAACCAACTAAATTGGTTATTCCTGCTAGTGGATTTTGTAATAACGACCCGATTGAAGCAGTTGTTGATCCGTTGTTTGCCATCTTAAGTTCCTACGCTTTCGCCAAGAGGACTATTATATCCAGATGCTACAGAATTCAAATATGTAACTGTTTGTGCAGATGTAGTTCCTGTCACCTGACTAGCTGTAGCTGGAGTATTTTGTGGAGTCGATTGACGGCCATCGTTGCCAGTAGCTACAGTATTGCCGGAACCTGAACTCCCCGACAACACATCACTAACAGTTACACCCGACACTTCAATTGGGAATGGTATAGTTCCTCTAGCACTACTCATTGGAGCAATAGTTCCTAATGAAGCACATTCAATATGATATTCAATTTGTTTGTTGGCTATTGTGGCTTTAATTGCAGTAATCTGAAAAGGTATGTATTTGACTAATATAGCTTTTGGGTCGCTGTTGTTTGCCGAGCCTAGGCTTCCAGATCTTCCCGGATTGGTAATTAAATTTCCGTGCTCGTCGTACCCATAAAATTTTATGACCATACAGTACATAGCATTTTGCCAACTAGCTGGATTTGTTTTATCACCATCTGTTCCTGCGTTAGGATAAATGCTGGTTACCGCAGTGTATAGATTATTATACAAAGTAATGCCGTTTGGCTCTGTTACCATAAAATCCATTGCACTGGTTTGATAAGGTCCGCCGGTGCCCCCTTGTGATACTACTTGAGTGATGTTTAGATTATCCATGTAATAATCTAAACTAAATCCAGGGGCACGACCTGTAACACTGGTGTTTATAGATTGTGTGGCGGCCGTGCCGGCAGGTTCAGATGGTTGTCCATTATTACCAGGAGATATGTTTTGTCCAGATGTATTTGTTGCCGGTGCTCCACCGCTACGAGCAATTAGATACCAAGTATTAGGATTTGGAGAACCACCTGATTGTAAATTCCTTACTTGTTCAGCCGTTAACAAATACCATCCTAAATTATAAGTGTAACTAGCATACTGGTCTAAGACATTTGCCTGAGGAGTAATAATTGTAGTCGCAGATGTTGCATTTATAGTTGTCTGTGCAGTTGAAGTGTTTCCATAGCCGCTGTCCTCAATAGCACCAACACCTAAGCTGGTTGTGGCGGTTGTGGCCTGTGCAGTACCTGCATTAATACCTATTCCAGATGTTACTAAGGGGCTAAATCCAATTGGTCCGTTATTTGCATTTAACCCAATGGCAGTTCCTGCTGGAGGAATACTAACACCTTGTGTTTGCTGAATACTTACAGTTGGAGGATTTGTGCCGTACTCAATATTACTAGGTGCGGCTTCCACTGTCACCGTCGCTTTAGGTATGACTGTGGCTCCTGTAGAGGCTGCAATGTCACCGGCGCTGGCCACAGGCAAAATTTGATTTACCTGCGATGCTGAATAAACTAGGACATTACCTACATTAGAGCTACTGGTAGTCATATTATATTCCTAATACGCTTTGGAGAGTAGTAATCTTTGGTAGGTAAATTAGTGTTCCAGATTTAAAATCCAATGGCGGTGCTGTCAATGTATTAGGATTTCGTTGATAGAATACCCACCAAAGACCTGAGTTATTATATAAGTCGTGGGCCAACAAGTCAGGACGGTATTGATATGTTAAATTTATTTGCCAGTATTGATCGTCCGGTAACTTTGGAATAGGTCTATTGACCATGGTATCCAAAAAGAATTGACTAAACTGTGTAGAATAGTAAGGACTTGAAGTATCGTATGTAGCCATGGATTACCAAAAGCCTCCTCTAAGAAGATCGCCGTTAGCAAATTTTCCAAAACTGAATTGTTGACTGACCTGGGCGCGACTCTGTACAGGCAACAAGGTTAAGTTGATATCTATCTTTGTTGGAACATAAGTCGGTGTTGCTGTGCCGGTTGTGGTTGATCCAAGAGTATTTGGACTGGCCGCCGGGTTCAATGCACCTTTGGTAGTAAAGGCTGCTGCCAATCTACTTAGACTAGCTGAAATAGGGTTGGCCGCTGTGGTAGTACTTTGAACTGCTCTTAAACTGTTTAGGTTAACATTGAGCTGACTAGAACTGCGAGCACGGATGTAGTCTACATCTGCCGGCAAGGTATAGTTAAACTGTGTAACCAACAACGGGTGATTGTTAAATTGGAAATTTCCATAACCAGACAAAAATACTATAGGTGGTGGTGCGCCAGCGTTGGTATCTTGACCATAAAACATTTTAGTTACAGATCTAAAAAAGTGTATCACTGCCAATAGGTAGTTGGCTTCTTCGGTACTTTGTGCTGTGAAAGTTCCTTTGATATTCACTGTATCAGTGTAACTGTTTTGATAAAAGTAGCCACGATAGTTGCTGTGCGTAAGATCATATTCACTGTACTTGGCTCTGTAGGCTGTTGAAATTTCTGGAGTATACGGAAATATAACACCATTGGTAGCCTGCAAAGGATACAGAATACCTGTGGCCGCATCGCTGGACTTGTACAGATAATTTGCGTTAGGTGCTAGACTCAGCTTGACACGCCAGTCAAAGTTGTTACTTTGATTTAACTGTGTAGACCTGTTTTGCTGTTGTTGAGCACTTTTAGTTTTGACTGTAATACCAGTGTTTGGATTAACTGGTGGAGTAACAATTTCACTATCGCTAACGATTGTTTCGCCAGCACTTAGGCTTGCCTGTGGATCAACCTCTGGGCTAACCGGTGCTGGTGATGTATCTATTTGGCTTGCTGGAACCGTCATTATTGTTTTCCTATACTATATTTACCGTCAAGAAAATAGGCTAATTTAATGATTAAAAGGTTGACAACTGTGGTTTTTATGCTACAATAAATAACAAATTAGGAGATTCAACTAGTGGCTAATTCCCCCGTTGTTAAAACACCATCAAAAGTAAATTATCTCAATAACAGAGATATCCTGAAGCAGATACACCTTAGCAAAAATACATATTGTTCATATTTGGATCCAGTAAACGATCATCAATACGATATTATTTTGCCTACTACACTAAAGATCAATCAGCGTACCATTGCAGAAGCACGCCGTAATCGTGCAGATCGCATTAAACGCGAAACTGGTGTAGTAGTTGATCCTAAAAAGATTCCAAATACTGACTTAGTTTTCCGTGTTACCTGCTGGGATCACATACCTATGGCACCAAAAAAAGTGCCAAAGACCACAGCTAAAAAGAAGAAAATTGAAGATATTTTCGAGCTAGAGCTAGAGCCAGAAGACCCGTTAGCGGACTTAATTGACGAGCCTGTGCTGGATCCTAAGCACATTAGATTGCCTTTTCCGCCGTTCTATCACTATCGTTTAACCGAAAATAAAGAGCTAGTACAGGTAGGAAAAAGTCATTGGATTGGTGATTTTGAACACGGAGAGTTTTCAAAAGATCACGGTCAAATGACACGCACATTAGCTACAATGTTTATGAAATTGTGTGAAAGATACGCTACTCGTAGCAACTGGCGTGGTTATACTTACAATGAAGAAATGCGTGGACAAGCCTTATTACAGTTAAGTCAGATTGGCCTACAGTTTGATGAAAGCAAGAGTCAGAACCCGTTTGCTTACTATACAGCGGCTATCACTAATTCGTTCACTCGTATTCTTAATTTAGAAAAGAAAAATCAAAACATTCGTGACGACATGTTAGAGCAGGCCGGCCTGAATCCATCCTGGACTCGTCAGAACGCAGGAAAGAAAGATCCTAATTTTGGCGTAGAAGTCATTGTAACATCAGGTGATGATATAGTACAATAACTAGATGACAAATCTATTCAAGAAGGCTGCGGTTTTTACCGATATACATTGGGGACTCAAATCAAACAGTTTGGTCCACAATCGTGACTGTGAAGCATTTGTGGATTGGGCCATCGCCAAAGCCAAAGAAGAAGGTTGTGAAACTGGATTCTTTCTAGGCGATTGGCACAACCATCGTGCTAGTATCAACTTACAAACCTTACAGTTTAGTGTACAAGCACTGGAAAAGTTGTCCAGGGCCTTTGATAAGTTTTACTTTATTCCTGGCAATCACGATTTATATTATCGTGACAAACGAGACATTCACGGCGCTGAATGGGCTAAACACATTCCTAACATCATAATTGTCAACGATTGGTTTCATGAAGGCGATGTAGTTATTGCGCCTTGGCTAGTCGGAGACGATCATAAACGATTGCCCAAACTGTCTGGCAAATATATGTTTGGACACTTTGAGCTTCCGCATTTTAAGATGAATGCCATGGTAGAAATGCCAGATCACGGCGAAGTCAAGGTCGAAAGCTTTCACGGATTTGAATCGGTATATTCTGGGCATTTTCATCTTAGACAAAGTAAGAAAAATATCAATTATATCGGAAACTGCTTCCCTCATAACTTTGCTGATGCCGGCGATGATCAGCGTGGCATGATGATTTTAGAGTGGGGAGAAAAAGAAAAATACTATGCTTGGCCAGGACAACCCTTGTATCGAGTTATGAAATTGAGTACGGCTATTGATCAAGGTTCCAAAATACTTGCGCCCAACATGCATGTTCGTGTAGAATTAGACATTGACATCAGCTACGAAGAAGCTAACTTTATCAAAGAAACATTTATTAGAGATCATAACTTGCGAGAAATGGCCCTGATTCCTGTTAAGAACACTGGAGTTGAAGTAGATTTAGCTCCTGGAGAAGTGCATTTTGAAAGTGTTGATCAAATTGTAACAGATCAAATTACCAATATCGAGTCTGAGTTTTACGATAATAAGTTGCTGTTACAAATTTACCGAAGCCTATGATACAAATTAAAAATTTAACCGTTCGTAATTTTATGAGCGTAGGTAATGCCACACAAGGTATTGACTTTGACCGTAGCGACTTGACCTTGGTATTAGGTGAAAATCTTGACCTAGGTGGAGACGGATCGCGTAATGGTACAGGCAAAACTACCATCATCAATGCTCTCAGCTATGCTTTATACGGCAATGCACTGAGCAATATTCGCAAAGATAACCTGGTCAACAAAACCAACGGCAAGAACATGCTGGTATCCTTAGACTTTAGTGTCAACGGAAAACAGTATAAAATTGAGCGTGGTCGTAAACCAAATGTCTTAAAGTTCTTTGTAAACGACGAAGAACAGTCTGCAGAGGACAATGCACAGGGTGACTCAAGAGAAACACAGGATGCTATTGAACGCACTTTGGGTTTATCGCATGATATGTTCAAACATATTCTAGCACTCAACACTTATACAGAACCATTTTTAAGTCTTAAAGCCAACGATCAACGCACTATCATTGAACAGCTACTGGGTATCACTATGCTGTCAGAACGAGCTGATCGTATCAAAGAAATTAACAAAGAAACCAAAGACGCTATTACACAAGAAGAATTTCGTATTCGTGCTGTGCAGGAGGCCAATAAGCGCATTGAAGAGCAAATTGAGTCGCTAAAACGCAGACAAGGACTGTGGGTAACTAAACATGAAGAAGAGACAACTAAAATTGAGGCCGCGCTTTCGAGCCTCAAGGAGATCGACATTGAAGCGGAGATTGATGCACACAGAGCGCATACTGCTTGGGATCAAAAACGCAAAGATATCAATGAACTATCGGGCGCTATTAGCCGAGCTAAAATTGACGCCGACAGGGAAACTAAAGCCATTGTCAAACTGGAGAAAGAGATTGCGTCGCTTGAGTCTCACACCTGTCACACATGCGGTCAAGCGTTCCACGACTCGAAGCACCAACAGGTCCTGGAAGGTAAGCAGAAAGATCTGGCAACATCGAGAGCGGCAAGCCAAGAGCATACACAACTCTTATCAGACCTACAGACTGCCCTCGAAACCCTGGGCGTGTTAGGTAAACCGCCTCGAATGTTCTACGATAAAGAAGAAGATGCTATTAAACATCAGGCTAACTTGGCAAACTTGCAAACACAATTATCTGCCAAAATAGCCGAAGTAGATCCTTATGTAGAACAAATTGAGGACATGAAGAATCAAGCCTTGCAGGAAGTAAACTATGACACACTCAATGAACTTACTCGCTTGCAAGAACACCAAGATTTCTTGCTCAAATTGCTGACTAGCAAAGATTCGTTTATCCGTAAGAAGATTATTGAGCAAAATTTATCCTATCTTAATGCTAGACTAACACACTATTTAGATCGTGTAGGCTTGCCACATACAGTGGTATTCCAAAACGACTTAACTGTCAGCATTGAAGAGCTGGGTCGTGAATTAGATTTTGATAACTTGAGTCGTGGTGAGCGTAATCGACTAATATTATCAATGAGTTGGGCCTTTAGAGATGTATTCGAAAGTCTCTATCAGCCAATCAATCTGTTGTTTATAGACGAAATGATTGACAACGGGCTAGACACACAAGGTGTTGAATCTAGTTTGGCCTTGTTAAAACAAATGAGTAGAGAACGACACAAGAGTATTTGGTTAGTAAGTCATAGAGATGAACTAGCAGGCCGTGTCGAGAACATACTCAAGGTAGTCAAAGAAAACGGTTTTACCAGTTATAATACGGATGTAGAAATTGCGTAGAGTTAAAGTACTTCACATAGAACCCACAGATGTTTGTCAGTTGGCCTGCCCGTTATGCGCTCGCGAAACTGATCCTAACTTCAATAAATCTAACAAGCATCAGCTTAAGATTGAACACATACAGAGAAAATTTTCAGATCGTGTGATCAAAGGGCTGGACAAAATGTTCATGTGCGGAGACTATGGAGATCCTGCCGCTGGCTACTATACTTTAGAGATTTATCGTTATTTTAGAACAGTAAATCCAGATATTGTGCTAGGCATGAATTCAAATGGTGCCTTACAAAGCACATTTTGGTGGTACGAGCTAGGCAAATTGTTTAACCAGCCCAAAGATTACTGTGTATTCAGCATAGACGGCCTAGAAGATACTAATGCAATATATCGTAAAAATAGTAATTGGGCCAAGCTGATGAGCAATGTAGAATCTTTTATTGCCGCTGGGGGTAAAGCACACTGGGACATGTTGGTATATCGTCACAACGAACATCAAGTAGATGCCTGCGAACAACTAGCTCGTGAAATGGGTTTCAAGTGGTTCCGTGCCAAAGTTAGTAAGCGTCCGTTGGTGGATCGTTTAGAAGCACCGGTACATTGGCAACTGCCTGTGGTTGAAACTACGGGTAAAATTGAATGTCACGCCCTGGCTGAAAAAAGTATGTACATGGATGCTCAGGGGCGTCTTAGTCCTTGCTGTTGGTTAGGCAGTAGGCAAACGGATTTTATCACAGATGATTTGGCCACAGTAAAAGAAACTTGGCGTACAGATAATCCAAATCCAGTCTGTGCTAGAAATTGTAGCAAACAACTAAGTAAAACGGCATTTGAAACACAGTGGCAACGAGAAATTCAACTCAGCTGATGGTAGTGTGATAACTAATAGTCCATGACATGGCTATTCGAAAATCAAACTGTAGAAGCATTACCAGAAGATTGCGTTGGGTTTGTTTATTTGATAACAAATAATCAAACCGGTAGAAAATACATTGGAAAAAAATTAGCAAAATTTAGTAAAACAACATACAAAACAGTAAAACTCAAGAACGGCAACAAAAAACGCAAAAAAATTCGTAGCAAAATAGACAGTGATTGGCAACTTTATTACGGCAGCAACATAGAACTTAATCAAGACATAGAACGCTTAGGCGCAGGCAACTTCACAAGAGAAATATTATTTTATTGCAAATCAAAGGCAGAATGCAGTTATATTGAAGCTAGAGAACAATTTAATCATAGAGTACTAGAGTCAGACGACTACTACAATGGGCAGATAGTTTGCCGTATACATGGTAGTCACATAAAAAACAAAATACAAACTTAGACAGGCAACAACACACTCTGTTTGGTCGAGGTAGCTCGACTCGCAAGGAGGAACGGTTAGATCCCCGGTCCGGAATAGCTTGCGTGTGAAAGGCAATTGCTAACTTAAGGCAACAAATGGTTCGGGCTCTGATGAAAAAGATACAACCCGTGCTTATAGGACTTGGATCGATTTCGGGTTACTAGGGTTCCGTTGATATGTGAAGCTTGAGTAGGGGGTACCGGTCAACCGCCTCCGTGTATGGTGTACATACAATCTCATTAGAATCGATGACAGCTACACTCGGATAATGTAGAGTCAGTTCACCGTTATACGGTGAATTGTGACCGCGTAATCTGGATAATGCGTAAGAAAAACAATCATGTCTGAGCTTTAGCGAAAGACATAGATCTCAGTGAGATCTCGAACAGTTAGTTAAATCTAATACCCATTTTAGATAAATGTTTTAAAACATTTGATTCTATTGTTTGCCATTTAGTAAGATAGTCAGAAAGAAATAATTGCTTTGCTGATTCATAGTTGATAATAAAATCTTCGTGTCTGTAAGGAATGGCTAGATGTGTTGCCTGTTGGTTACAAACACTAGTTTCAAAACGATACAGTTCAACTGTATGATTAGGATAAATCATTCTGATATTGCACCAAAGATTAAATGTTCGTTTAAGAACAGACTCTAGCTGATCTAAATCGTTTTTGGTAATTTCTATTGGAGTCAGCTGATCAAAATTCACTGGAGAATCATAGTGCAGTGCGGTATGATCATCCAACATGTTTCTAGCTGTAATCAGCTTGCTACAGGCCCAACGCCACCAGTCTTGACGATACATAAAGCAAATCAAAGTGTTTGGATCACTGCACTGCTGTACTACATCAGTGTTGCTGGGTACAGCATGATGATCAGCAATAGCTGTATAAGTTTTCTGTAGTATTTCTTCCTGTAGTACCGTGGCGCACCTAGTCATGGTAAACATCATATACTGTGATATGCCGCTAGTACTGGTGCTAAATCTTATGCTAGGATGTATAATTAAATCTTCGGTTTCAGTCCATAGATTGTCGCCAATTAAAAAATCATAAGGCAAGTCTTGTGTAAAAACGGTTTTGATTGAGTAGGAATTGTCTAACAACCTGTGGAGATCTTGATAACTGTGATCGATATAAGGAGTTTCCCAAATGGTATTAGAGTCTGCAGGCAACTGCCATTGGCCGCTAGATTTAGTTTCCACATTTTTATAAGTTGGAAATAGCTGACTGATCCAATCTCGTTCGCCCGGTTGATCCTGGGTACAAAGAATAATATTCTTTGGATACATTAGAACTGATCAGGCCAATCACGGAACAGTGCGTGTTGTATGTCACCGGCAACAAATTGATTGAAGCTTTTGTGTTTGACTTCTAGTTCGCCTTCTAAAGGAGCCACGCGGCGAAACGCCGAATCCATCTGTGCCATGTCTTGGAACTCCATCAAGATCATCCACTCGGGCATGTCAGTAATACTACGGAAGCCCATTTTGCAACGAGTGATGCGATAGCTTTCCATCTTGCCTTCGGCGATCAAATGATCAAAGAAACTTTTCATTCCGTTGACCCAGTCCAAGTCCGAGATGTCGCCTTCTTTGTTTGCCCAAATTGTGTACAAGTCTGCCATTATTTTTCCTTAACTTTTAATATACATATATAATTATATGAAAATACAGTTCGCACATAATTTTGGCCACCAAGAACAGGGTGAGTTTTTTCACTTTGGTTGTGAGTTAGTTGATGTAGCTCCAGAAGAATACAATGCCGCGTTAGACTTTGGATTTTTACAATCGATACGCAACAACAAAGTAGTATGGTATCAAAGTCGCAGTACTCGTGTTGCTGTGGCCAACACCGATTATGAGTTATTGCCAGATGCCTGTATTATTGAAAATCCTACGCCGGCTCAGTTTACAGAAATGGATCATATCTATACTGCCTACTGCTACTATAAAAAGTTCAAAAAGTATTTTGAAATTGGACAACACTTGCCGTCGGATCGCTTTATGGCCTATTACCAGAGTGATGTATTTGTGGCCTGGGCCAAACTAAGACACTATTCTGATCAGGCCATAGAAACCAGTTTGTTTGCCTGGGATTATAGTCAGCCACACACCAGATTAGGCAGTCGTAGTCTAGAGCACGAAATAGCCTGGGCCAAACGCGAAGGCTATGAATATGTTTATCTAGGACCCGGCTACGAGCGATCCAGTCTGTACAAGGCTGATATACAAGGATTTGAGTGGTGGACTGGGCAAGAGTGGAGTCAGGACACTGATCAATATCGTCAGCTGTGCAAGCGTGACAGTAAGATCAAGTTGCCCGTGGATCTTTACGGTGTTTGAACAAGACTTCTAAATAGTCCGCAGGCCAAGTGTCATAAAAGCCCTTCTTGGCAACAAGCTGGGCTTTTTCATTTAGATCGCTGAGATCTTGAACCAGTGCCAGTGCATAGGTACCTTGATTCATTGAAACACCGTTGACAATTTCAGGATCGCCAGGATGATCTTCCAACGCTATGAAACCTTTGGGCAGTAAAGCTTCTTCGTTGGCAGCCGTAACATCACTTGCAAATTGTTCATAAGAAAACTCATCAGGATTGTAGGCAAGAATTAACACACTCTTGCCACCTATACCATCACGGGCAACATTGACCAGATCAAAATAAGGATTGACACCTACTCTAACGGTAAAGTCACGATCCAGTCTGGCCTTGCGAGCATATGGACAAGGAGCCCAGCCGCCTAGTGCTGGGTGCGGAACTTCTACAAAAGTTTCTATCCAGTGCTCTATATCTGATTGTACAGTGGCTAAGTCTAACATTAGAAAAATGGCAATCCAGATTTTTTAGTAGTATCCAAGTTTTCTTTGATGAGATCACTGATTAAAGTACGCTCGTCTGAACTTAGATGTAAAGCCTGATCGTATGATATTCCACCACGCATGTACCAGGCCATTTTTAACGCCTCCTCCTTGATTGTAGCAGACTCTTTTTTCATTTCCTCAATCAGCTCGGAAATTTTTTCAGGAGGTAAGGTCAGGAGGCGCGATCGAAAAAACTTGTCATATCCAAGGTAAGCTGTTGCTCGTATTTGAATTGGCACTCTGGACAGGTTAAATCAACTGGTTGTAGTTCTGAATCAGATTTAATTTTTACCAAGTGATCTCGGATATCGTTAAACAGCGAACGATCGCAGTTCTTAAAAAATTCTTGTATAAATTCGGGCTGGTTGACCATGGCATTGGGAGTTCTAATCAATGACACACTCTGGGCGATTGTGCGTACAGTAATTTCAGTTAATTTTTTGAGTGCATGACTCAATGCCATAACTTTTTCTTGGTTAGCTTCGCCGTTGTCATTGAGATCTGGCAACATCTGTAGTGCTCGCTGTTCTTCAAACTGTACTTGATTGTTGCTGTTAACTTCTTTGTAGCTGAGTGGTTTAAAGAAAATTTCAATATCGCCATGCTTGATGCTGTGTTCAAAATCTGGAGTTTTCATCTTAGCCAATACAGTACGCAGATCCAAAGCCAGTTCAGTAATGGTCTGACACTGTGGACATTCGGTAGAAAAATCCATATTTTGCCCGTAACTGGCAATTCTAATACCAACAAGAATAGCATCAATGTCAATACTAGGCACTGACCAGCCGTCTTTGATATTAGGAACACAACTTTCAATAACACTGACCACTGCCTGACCGTTGAACAATGCATCTGGAGTACGATAGGTAATTTCATCAATGGCCGTCATGGGCAACACCGGCAATTCACCGTTCTGCGGCATCGCTAGTGTGCCTTCTGGATAAAAATTACCCTGACTAGGTAGTCGAATGTACAGCGCAGGCTGTCTAAAATACTGTGATAAAGGGTTGTTTGGATTCATGGGTTTTTCCTTGGATAAGTATAATTATGGCTGATATCAATGACGATCAAATTAATGCGCTGAACGATAGCATTCGCGAACTAATCGAAATTAACAAAGGATTAGCCGCGGCCCTGGGTGTTGATGTCAAAACTAAAAAGACTGATAATAGCGAGTTTGGCAAAAAAATGGCCGAAGCTAACAAGTCGTTAGATGCCATGAAAAATACAGTAAATGCTGTTACTGGCACACTGGGATCTTTGAGAAATGAATCTGGCGCACAAGCATATAACAAGGCCATTGATTCAACAGCGGCTGGAATCAATAAACTTGGCAATTATCTAAGTGTACTTTTTCCAGAATTTTCATTATTAATTAAAACTGTACAATTTGCTACCCTGTCGCTGGCAGAGTATGGTAAAGCAGTAAGCAAGCAGGCAGATGCTCTATATAAAAGCTATCAAGATTTAAGTGCCATTGGTGCTACAACTATCTCTGGTGGTTTAGATGAAGTTTTTACTAACCTACAACAGTTTGGTTATACAGTAAAACAAATTGGCAATTTAGGCGCACTGGTTAAAGACAGTGCTGACAATCTAGCAGTATTGGGTGGTACGGTAGCAGACGGTACAGCGCAGTTTGCTGAAATGAGTCAGGCAGTTCGTGAAAGTGCCTTTGGCGATCATTTGCGTATGATGGGCTTTACTATTGATAGTCTTAACAAAGGTACAGCAAATTATCTAAGACTACAAGCGGCACAAGGCGAGCTAGGAAATAAAACTCAAGAGCAACTGACCGAAGGTGCTGAACAATATCTAGTTCAGCAAGATAGACTCACTAAACTTACTGGCGCCAGTGCCGATGAGCAGGCTAAACTTAAAGAGTCTGCTCTGTCAGAAGAACGATTTGGAGCTTCAATTCGTCTGCGCGAACGACAAGCCAAAGAAGCAGACATACGCGGCGACCACGAATTGGCTTCAAAATTACGAAAACAAAACGAAGACATTCAAAATGTCAGTGTTCAAGTATTAAAAGCTGGGGGTAAAAATCTAGCACAAGGTATGCGTGACATATCCACTGGATTTGTTACTAGCCCGGCTGCCCGTCAATTTCAAATTGGTTTTCCTAGAACTGCTGAACTGATAAGAAAAGGTGCCGATCAGATAACCATTGCCAACAGCATGAGAGAAGAAGCTGTAGCCAATGAACAAAAGTTTGATCGACTAAGAGCAGTAGGAGCCGCAGATGCAGTAGCAGGTATTGGTGCAGAAGTTGCCGCAATGGCCAACTTAAAGGATCAAACAGAAGCCAATGCTAAAATTACGCATTATCAAAATGATCAAGCTGAAGCTGCCGCAAAAAACATGACATTGATGCAGGTTAAACAACAGCATTATCAACAGGCATTGGATCGTTTGGTTGAGATAGGTATAGGCCCAGTAACTGCCGCAATGAATATATTAGCTGGTGCTATAGAAACGATTGGTGATCTAGTAGAAGATATTCTACACCCACTGGATTTCCTAGCAGGCAAAACTACACACCAACTTGAATCAAAATTAAGAGATGCTACTGCCGCGGGAGATACAGCTAGAGCTAAAGCCATTAGAGAAGAAATGGCCAAAGGCGGTGGTGCCACATCATTTGACACAGCCAAATCCGGCGGCGGTGGGTACACTACCGGTGCTAGAGGAATGCAAAACGCCAGCGATGTTGATAAGATTTTATCCACAATTCGTGCCAAAGAATCCGGCGGCAATTATGGTGCACAGGCCAAAGGCAGTTCTGCATCAGGTGCATATCAATATATCGACAGCACATGGCAGTCTTTAACCAAGAAATTTAGTATTGGTGCTGAATTTAAAAAAGCCAAAGATGCTCCTAAAGAAATACAAGATTTAATTGCTCGCAAAAATGTTGAAGAAATTCTAGCCAAAAATAATGGCAGTTTGTCTGCGGTTGCCAACACCTGGTACACAGGCAATGCACAAGGCAAAATGAGTGCTCAAGCACTGGCAGCCAATAACGGTTTGACAGCAGAAAAATATGCATCCGGTTGGATGAACATGTTTAATAAAATGGGTGGGCCAGCTGTACAAACAGCATCTACTACACCGCAAGCGCCAATAGCGGCACCTACAGGCAGTTATAGTTCCAGTGTAAGTAAACCCACGGATCTAACAGTTCCCAAAGACAAAACAGCATCCACCGGAGAAACTGCAATGGCAGCCAATGATCCTAGCATGTTGCATGAAAATCTGATCGGCGCATTAAAATCTGGATTTGCCGAAATGTTGCGTGTACAGACTGCACAGTTATCAGTACAGAAACAACAATTAAAAGCTACTAGCTAAACTGCGGTAAATAACTTACTATGGCAGATAATAACCGCAGAGGCCCTAATGGTGGGTGGCGCAAGTATTTTAAGGTTGCAACACCTGGTGGACAACTAAGTCCAATTTCCGGATCAAATCAATTTGGATTACCGGGCTATAACCGTAATACTGGTGGTGGCGAAGGTATTAATACTCCTAATGATTTTGCATTTCGCAACTATGCCAGTAGACTACCAGAAGTATACACAGGACATCCTAATCGTGTTGAACGCTATAATCAATACGAAAATATGGATATGGATTCTGAGATTAATGCCTGTTTAGACATTATTGCTGAATTCTCAACACAGATCAACGAAGATAACGAAACTCCGTTTGATATACACTTCAAAGATAAACCAACTGATCACGAAGTAGAAATTATTAAGAAACAGCTACAACAGTGGACAAAACTTAATAAACTAGATCAGCGCATATTCAAATTATTCCGTAACACTATCAAGTACGGCGATCAAGTATTTGTTCGTGACCCAGAAACATTTGAAATGATGTGGGTTGATATGACCAAAGTAGCTCGCGTTATTGTTAACGAAAGCCAAGGCAAGCGTCCAGAACAGTATGTGATTCGCGATATTAATCCTAATTTCCAAAACATGACTGTGGCATCAAAAACCACACAGGACTATTATGTTAGTCGTCCAACTGGCACTATTGGTCAAGGCGCAGGTAATTCAGCCTTTGGCGGCGGAGCTGGTGGCGGAGCTGGAGTAAGCGGCGGCGGAGTAGGTAACAATCGTTTTGTGCAGGCCATGAACGAATCCTGTTTAGATGCTCGTCATATTGTGCATTTGAGCCTAAACGAAGGTCTTGATTTTTTCTGGCCATTTGGACAAAGTATTCTAGAAAACATCTACAAAGTTTACAAACAAAAAGAATTATTAGAAGATGCGGTATTGATCTATCGTATTCAACGAGCTCCAGAACGCCGCTTGTTCAAGATTGATGTGGGCAACATGCCTAGTCATATGGCCATGGCCTTTGTTGAGCGTGTTAAAAATGAAATGCATCAACGCCGTATTCCTACTGTAACAGGTGGCGGACAAAACATGATGGATGCTAGTTATAATCCATTAAGTATCAACGAAGACTACTTTTTCCCACAGACAGCAGACGGTCGTGGATCCAGTATTGATGTATTGCCAGGCGGTCAGAACCTAGGCGAAATTGATGACTTAAAATATTTTAATAACAAGATGGCTCGTGGCTTGCGTGTGCCTAGTAGCTACTTGCCAACAGGCCCAGACGACTCAAATTTAGCTATGAATGACGGTCGTGTAGGCACAGCATTGATACAAGAATACCGTTTTAACCAGTACTGCATACGCTTACAAAAGCTGATTATGCAGAAATTAGATGACGAATTCAAGATGTTTTTACGCTGGAGAGGCTTCAATCTTGACAGCAGTCTGTTTAATATTGCACTTTGCGAGCCACAAAACTTTGCAAGTTATCGCCAAAGTGAGTTAGATAACAGCAAAATTCAAGCATTTGCACAGCTAGAACCCTTGCCATATATGAGTAAACGATTCTTAATGAAGCGTTATTTGGGCTTGACCGAAGAAGAATTACTTGAAAATGAGCAGATGTGGAAAGAAGAGCGCGACGAGCCTGAGCTTCAAACCACACAAGGACAAGACTTGCGTAGCGTGGGCGTAACCCCAGCTGGCATTGAATCTGACCTACAAAACGCTGAATTATCACAGGCACCTCCAGGTGGTGAAGCTCCTGAAGGCGCTATGCCAGCAGTACCTAACACAGCAGGCCCTGGTGGCCAAGGTGCCGTAGCGGCTCCAGCTGGCGCTTCTGGCGCAGGCTTATAAATACTAGCATGATCTTAAATGAATTATATGACCGCAGTCCTGAAGCTTATCAGGACCTAAGTCAAGACAATACTCAACCGCGGTTAAGCGATACTCGCAAAACCCGTTTGACTCTGCGCCAGCTTAATAAACTGCGCCAAATGAACGATATCAGGTCCGTGGAATACAGAGAAAAACTAAAAGATATAAAACGCCAATACGCACCTGCACCTGAGCCTCCTACAGGCCTGTAAAAAAACTGTCATTTCTGACAGAAAATCACCGTTAAAGTACCTAGATTATGTAATATATGTAAATATATTACCGAGCCATACCTTAAGGAGAAAATATGACTAATAAATTTGAACAATTAATCGAATATGTGATTAATGATGAAGAACAAAAAGCCCGTGAGCTTTTCCATGATATCGTTGTTGAGAAATCACGCGAAATCTACGAGAGTCTTATGGAAGAAGAAGACGAAGAGTCTAGTGCTGAGCGCGACGACAAAGCTGAAAAAGCTGGTAAAAAAGTTGCTAAAGACATCGAGTACGACGAGAAGAAAAACAAGTTGGACGAAGATGAAGAAGAAGATGACGAAGAAGATCTTGAAGAAGATATGACTTCTGATGCCGCTCCTGATCTTATTGACGACGTCGAAATGGACGAAGAAGGTATGACCATGGAAAATGATGCTGAGTTTGACGACGAAGCTGAAGAAGAAGGCGAAGAAATGACTCATGATATGGAAAACGATCATGATGAAGAAGGCGACATTGAAGATCGCGTAGTTGACTTGGAAGACAAGTTAGACGAATTAATGGCTGAATTTGAAGCTATTATGGGCGGCGAGCACGGCGAAGAAGATGAATTTGATGCTGAGCGCAATGATGTAGGCAACCACGATATGCAAGGCGACGAGCTAGAAATGGACGACACAGCTGAATTTGCTGACATGCCATTGGGCGAAAACATCAGTTTGCCATCAGCACCAAAGCCAGTTACTACTGAGCCAGCTGGAACAAACACAAAGTCTACAACAGCATTTAATTCAGGTGCAGCCGGTATGGCAAGTAAGCCAGTAGGCGGTAGCCCAGATGAGAAGAACCCAGACGGCACAGCCGCTTACAAGAAGCCATCAAACGCTTACAGTAAGGGCGAAGGCAATTTGCCAGGCGCAGGTACTTTTAAAAACACTCCAGCTAAAGACGGTAGTAAATTGGCACCAGCACCAAAGCCAGTAACTGCACAAGCAGCCGGTGTTAATACAAAGACACCTTTTCCAAGAGGTTAATAGGTAGATATGGCTCGCTATACATATCTTAAAGAACATCTAAGCTTCACTCAGGCCAGGGCAGAAATCCTGACTGAGGAAGCCGCGGATGGTTCTGGCAAGAACTTGTACCTCAAAGGCATTTGTATTGAGGGCGGAGTTCGCAATGCCAACGAGCGAGTATATCCTGTAAACGAAATTGCCAAGGCAGTAGACACTATCAACGAACAGATTAAAACTGGTCATTCAGTTTTAGGTGAAGTAGATCACCCAGATGATTTAAAGATCAACTTGGATCGTGTAAGTCACATGATTGAAAAAATGTGGATGGATGGCCCTGCAGGCTATGGAAAACTAAAGATATTACCAACACCGATGGGAACATTAGTAAAAACAATGTTAGAATCCGGTGTTAAACTAGGTGTTAGCAGTCGTGGATCTGGAAATGTCAACGACGCAAACGGACATGTCAGTGACTTTGAAATAGTCACTGTTGATGTGGTTGCTCAACCAAGTGCTCCTAATGCATATCCAACAGCAATTTATGAAGGCCTACTGAATCATCGTGGCGGTCAGCAGTTGCTAGATATGTTTAAGGACCCTGCTAAAGGCAACAAAGCACAGAGATTTGTAAAGAGCGAAGTTCTTCGTTTGATACAAGGTCTCAAGATTGAAGGGAAATAATATGCTAGATGCTATTAAACCGTTATTAGATAGCGAGCTAATTTCTGAGGATGCGAAAGCAGAAATCAATGAAGCTTGGGAATCCAAGTTAGTTGAAGCCAAAGAACAAGCCCGTGCAGAACTCCGCGAAGAGTTTGCACAACGCTATGAGCATGATAAACAAGTAATGGTAGAAGCCCTGGATCGCATGATAACAGATGGTCTTACTGATGAACTACAACAAGTACAAGCTGAAAAAGCTCAACTTGCTGAAGATCGCGTTCGTTTCCAAGCTAAGATGAAAGAAAATTCCACAAAGTTTAACGACTTTATGGTAACCAAATTAGCAGAAGAAATTGGCGAATTGCGTAAAGATCGTAAAATGCACAACGAAGGTCTCCAGAAATTGGAAGGCTTTATCGTACATGCATTAGCTAAAGAGATTCAAGAATTTGCACAAGACAAACAAGATGTAGTTAATACAAAAGTTCGTTTAGTGCGTGAAGCTCGTAGCAAACTTGAAACATTGAAGACACGATTTGTAAAAGAATCTGCCGCCAAGATGAGTCAAGCTGTTGGCAAGCATCTCAAGGCCGAACTCAGTCAGTTGCAAGAAGACATCAAAGTTGCTCGCGAGAACAATTTTGGTCGTCGTATTTTTGAAGCGTATGCCGCAGAATTTGGCGCTACTCACTTAAATGAGAAGCAAGAAGTTCGCAAATTACACGATGCATTAGCTCAGAAAGATGCAAAACTGGCCGAAGCCATCCAACTCACACAAAAGGCGAAAGTACTTGTGGAGTCCAAAGAACGCGAAATCCGTATGATCAAGGAATCCAATGAACGCGAAAGCGCCATGGAAGAATTGCTCGCTCCTCTAAACAATGAGAAGCGTGAAATCATGCGTAATTTGCTCGAAAGCGTACAGACTAAGCGTTTGTCTGCCGCATTCGAAAAGTATCTACCAGCTGTTTTGGAAGATCGTTCCGTGAAAGCCACAAAAGTGATCACAGAATCATTGTCCGAAGTAACTGGCGATAAATCTGCCCGTGTCCAAGATGCTGATGAGCAAAGCGAAAGCAATGTCATTAATCTGAAGCGGTTGGCAGGGCTGTAATTTAAAGATATCAAAAAGGAGACTTAAATGTCACAAGAATTAATCGAAAGTCGTTGGGACGAAACTAAGGAAGCGTTGCTTGAAGGCCTACAAGGTTCTAAGCGTTCTTCCATGAGTGTAATCCTTGAGAACACAAAGAAGTACTTGAAAGAGAACGCAAGTTCTGGTTCAACTGCATCTGGTAACATTGCTACATTAAACCGTGTAATTCTGCCAGTAATCCGTCGTGTTATGCCAACTGTTATTGCTAACGAGTTGGTTGGTGTTCAGCCTATGACAGGCCCAGTTGGTCAAATCCACACATTGCGTGTTCGCTATGCTCAGTCTTTAACAGACAACAGCTTGGCACAAACAAGTGTAACAGCTGGCCAAGAAGCTTTGTCACCATTTACCATTGCAACTGCATACTCCACACAGCCACAAAGTTCTAGTACAGCTACTGGCTATACTGGTAACAACACAGCTACAATGGAAGGTACAGGCGGTAAGCAAATTTCCGTACAGATCTTGAAGCAAGCTGTTGAAGCTAAGACACGCAAACTCCAAGCTCGTTGGACATTTGAATCTGCACAAGATGCTCAAGCTATGCATGGCATCGATGTTGAAGCTGAAATCATGGCTGCTCTTGCACAAGAGATCACAGCTGAGATTGACCAAGAGATCCTCTTGAGTCTACAAACATTGGCTACAACAGAGTACACATACAACCAAGCTACTGTATCTGGTACAGCAACATTCGTTGGTGATGAGCATGCCGCTTTGGCAGTGTTGATCAACCGCGTTGCTAACTTGATCGCTCAGCGTACACGCCGTGGCGCAGGTAACTGGGCTGTTGTATCTCCAGCTAGTTTGACAGTATTGCAATCTGCAACCACTTCTGCTTTTGCTCGCACAACAGAAGGCACATTTGAAGCTCCTACAAACACCAAGTTTGTTGGTACATTGAATGGTGCTATGCGTGTGTTTGTAAACAGCTACGCACAAGATACACAAGCTGTGTTAGTTGGTTACAAAGGCTCTAGTGAAGCTGACGCTGCCGCGTTCTACTGCCCATACATTCCGTTGATGAGTAGTGGTGTTGTATTGGATCCAAGTACATTCGAACCAGTAGTTAGCTTTATGACTCGCTACGGATTTGTCGAGCTCACTAATACTGCGAGCAGTTTTGGAAACGCAGCAGATTATGTTGGGGAAATCGCAGTGCAAAATTTATCGTTCAGCTAATCAAACAGCAACAACGAAAAGTTTATTCAACCCAGGGATGGGAAGAAGCAGAAAAGCGCCGCAAGGCGCTTTTTTGTTGGCCAAATTATTTGACAAACATTATGTTTTGAGTGTATTATTCTTAGTAATGCTACGGACTATGATAAATAAAAGCATGAAACACTTTATATACAAAACAACTCACATAAACGGCAAATACTATATTGGAAGACATAGTACAGAAAACATCAACGATGGCTACATTGGGTCCGGTCTTTGGCCTAGTTCTATAAAAGATAAATCCACACTAACTCGAGAAATACTTGAATATGCTGATTCGGTTGAACAGGTAACAAGACTCGAAGGGCAGTATCTAGCAGAACATTATGGCAAACCGGGTTGCATGAATCAAACTGTAGACCCTATTGGGTTTGATACAGATAATAATCCAATGAAAAATCCAATTATAGCAGAAAAAATTGCCGGCGATAATCACTATATGAGGAAAAATCCGCAAGCAAGAGAAAATAGTAGACAAAAGCAAAATAAATTAGTTCAGGAAGGTAAGCATAATTTACAAGGCGATCGCAATCCAAACAAGGATGGCCGTAACGCTAAAAAAGCATATGAGAATGGCAATCACGTCTGGCTTAAGAATAATCCAAGTATATGGCGTAGCGAAGCAGGTATACACCACTGGCAAAATGGCAACAGTCCTAACGCTGGCGGCAAATTAAACAAAAAACTTGTAGAAGCCGGAACACACAATTTACTTGGGCCCGAGCACAATGCCAAACGAATCAAAGAAGGTACACATAACCTGCTCGGTCCAAGTTCGAATCTAGACAGGCTCAAAGCCGGTAATCATCCAAGTCAAATAAAAAAAACTTGCGAGCACTGTGGAAAAACTGCAAGCGTGAGCATGTATACACGATGGCATGCTGACCGTTGTAAACAATCCCCCAACAACACCCCCAAGAAAGAAACAAAATGAAAGACACTGAAATTGTAGAAGTACTAGCCGATGGCACCATCAACCATTTTGATTTGGATGTATGCAATGCCGCTGCTGACGAGGCCTTAGAGCTATTGTGGGCCAAAGAAAATACCGTGCTGTCGTTTGACTACACAGCCGCGGTTTTTAGCCTGTTCGTAGACTCTATCAATATCTTGAGTAATTCTGGATGGACCACACAGGAACTACTACAGGAAGTACTTGATCACTCCGAAGCCAACGACAACATCGGCGACCCAGATTGTGAGGACGACTAACCGCGCCCGCTGGCACGGTGCTAACTGCAAATACCACCTGTGACATGGCGTAAACCCTTGGATCTGCTAAATAGGTTATCAGATAAGGAATAGATCATGGTAGCACCATTACAAATAGGCGGTGGCATTTCAATAGGCGGTAGCATTAATATCGGAAATTTTGCAGAGGTACCTAGTTTTACCATAAATTCATTTGAGTTTGCGTCAGGCGAATCTTACGGCGGCGGATTACAGCCACAAGGTACCAATGGCACTGGCGGATTTATTAATCCGGCTACTGGATCGTTAGAAGCAAGCGGATACGCATTTATTACGCCAACAAGCGAACTTATAACTATTTTAGATACAGCATTTGCAGCCGCCGGAATACCAACAGACGGTTCTACTTATGCGTGGAATGTTACTTGGGGAGCAGGTAGTACAACTTCTTCTGGTATAGTTCGTTTAGGTTGGAACAACGGAGGACAGACATTGATTATGTCAGTAATGAACCCTAGCGACAATAGCTGGCAAAATCCTCCAACCGGCTCTAATTATGAATATGCCGCAAGTTTGATTGGCACTTTTTTACTGCCAGCAACCTTCACAGCTTATACTCCATTAAATCAAGTTGGCTCTGCTAACGAATGGTGCTAAACTATAACTGATGATAACACTAAGACCCGCTAACACTCGCGGCAATCCTAGAGCACCATTTATCAACAGTTATCGTACATTTAGTTTTCCGGCTTACTACGATAGTCGCTATATGAACTATAGCAATCTACAAACCATAAACGATGACCGTGTACAGTATGCCTGGCAGGTGCCTTGGCACGAACACAAAAACATGGAAATCTTTGGCTATGTAGTCGAAGGGTCAAGTCATCATGTAGACAGCTTAGGTAATGATGTAGAAGTGCCTGCCGGTGCTGTTCAACGCATGAGTGCCGGTAGAGGTATTAGTCACACAGAAGGCAACACAGCAGACCGACCTAATCGCTATCTACAGTTATGGATACAACCTAACATACTGGACACAGAACCCGAACATGCCTGGCATCAGTTTACTCGCGAAAATAAACTAAATCAGTTTTGCAATATCACTGAACGGCTACCTATTAAACAGGATGCCCGTTTACTAGCTGGTATTTTTACTGAAAACTATACCTATGCTATTGACACTACTCGTCATTACTATCTGTATGTGGTGTCGGGCACAGCTACCATAAACGGCCAACCTGTTATAGAAGGCGATGGTTTAAGTTTTGAAAATGAAAACAGGATTGAGATCGTCAATCCTGTAGAGTCTGAAATTATTGTTTTTGATTTAGTTTAAATCTTAAACAATTTTAAATGATTATGAATTCTATCAACGGGCGAGGACCAATCGCCTATTTGTTCTTGTCTGAACAATCTAGCACTAGGATACCAAGGACTGCTATCTCTCTTTAGTAACCAACGCCAGTCAAGGCCAAACTGATTTAGAGGAATCCAAGTAGGACGACCCAGTGCGCCAGCTAGGTGTGCCATGGCAGTGTCTACACTGACAACCACATCTAAATGAGCAACCAAGGCTGCGGTATCAGAGAAACTGTTGATTTCACCTGGGAAACAGCGCACACCTAATTCACCTAACTTGGCATCCTGCTCGGCAGAGCAGTCATACTGTAAATTGAACCATTCATAGTCACTGTTTCTGGTAATAAGATCAATAGCATTGTCAAACTTCATGGCCTTGTGTTGATTGATCCAGGAGTCAGGACGACCTGACCAGCAGATACCTACACGCAGTTTTTTCTTTAGGCCCAAACGAATCTGCCAGTCTTTGACCTTTTGTGCATTGGGCATAATGTATTGTAGTTCATGGGCCATGTTATCAAGGTTGACTTTTAGTATGCCCGGAATACTCATAATAGGAGTCCAGTAGTCAAACTGTTCTGGTACTTCGTTAAGGCGTATAATTGTGCCGACCTGTTGTTCTTGAAATAGCGGAATTAATGGGTCAGCTACCTGCATAAACACATTAGCACCTTGGCCTCGCAAAATTTTCAAATATCTAAAAAATTGCAAATTGTCACCGTGCCCCTGTTCGCCCATGATCAAAATAGTTTTGTCTTTTAGATCCTGACCAGACCAACGAGGTTGTGTGTATTTTGGCAACTGTCCTGCTAAATGTTCGTACTGCCATCGCCATTCGTATTCAGGCCAACCGCGGTCATAATCACCCATCAGCAAATAGGCCACTGCTAGGTTAAAATGTCCGGTTACAAAGTCTGGTGCCATAGCAATGGCATTTTGTAAAAACGGAACGGCCCGTTCTGGGAATCCGCACTCGCGAATCACATTACCGTAGTTGTTAAATGCCGATACAGAATTTGGATCTTCGATCAGTGCTGTAGCATAGCATTTTAAAGCATCCGCTGGCTGATGATTAGCCCGATACTCATTACCTTTTTCGATTAAATCTGCAATAGTTGTCATGAACATATTTAATTCAGCCTGCAACGACCAAAATATTTGTTTTACCCATAAATACTTGATCAACGCAATCCTGCGTTTTATGCTGATGATTAATACCCAACAGCGTAGCGGCTAGAACCCGCATCGGACTTCTTTAAGGAGAAAACAAAATGGGTCGTCCACTTAAAATACAAAAATATTCCGCCGGTTCCGGTGATACAAGCAAAAATGGTGTAGGTGTTGCCATTGACCAAGGCTTCCCACAGTTTGCCAATGTAGAAGTGCCTGTAGTTCCTACTGGCATGACCAGCTCAGAGTTCTTGGGTGTAGTCGGCGGTGCTAATGCACTTAACGGAACCAGTATTGCTAGTTCTGCATTTCCTGTAGTTAAAATTATAGCTAATGTTAATGGACAGCAAGGCAATGCATACATTATTACACAAAAAGGTCAGACCAAGTATTTGGTTTCTGGTGAAGACAGTGTGTATGCTAACAACCTTACAACAGGTTATTCATATCAAATTACTAATCTAGGTACAGGCACAAACTGGACACAGTTAGGCGCTGGTGTTAATCCACAGCCTGGACAAGTGTTTACTTGCCAATTACCACTAGGTTCTGGTACTGGTAATGGTACAGCCAGTGACGCAGGTCAATGCACTTTGGTAACTAGTAATGTGCTAACAACCGGACAGATGAATATGACATTCCAGTCAGGTGGTAATTTAGTTTATGCAAGTCGCTTGACTAACAAGTACATTTTTGACGGATCAACTCCTCCAAATCGTTACGCTGTTAACTTCTTTGCTCCTGAATCTGCTGCCGCTATTGCCAATGTTAATATTACAGGCAATGCTGGTACATTTACAAGTAATGCATACTCTACCTACACAGTCGGTAGTACAATTACTATTAGTGGCAATCTTTCAAATGTGGCAACTGGTAATATCTCAGGATACACCAGTCCAAGTACATACTACATTACTGCTACCAATGGAACTACAACATTTACATTGAGTACAACTGCAGGTGGTGCTAATATTGTTACTACCGCTGGTAATACCACTGGTTGGACATTCACAGCTGAAGGCGCCGCTACAACTGTAGTTAAATCTGGTGCAGACAATGCAACTTGGGTAGGTACAAGTGGACCTGCTAACACAGGTAATATTTCGTTAGCACAAGTTTCTAACTATACATCTTAATAGGAAAAAACTAATATGGGTCGTCCATTAAAAATAAAGAAAACCAGTATTGTAAATGCTGGTTACCCACAGTATGGTAATATCTCAGACGGAACTCCTCCAGCTAGTCCTTGGACTAGCCAGGACTTCGTTGGTGTAGTTGGAGGTATGGAACAAGTTGCTACAGCAACATTTCCTGTGGCCAATGTTACAGTTTATCTTACAGGTAGTAGTGAGCAAAATGGAGTTATTCTGCGCCAAAAAGGCCAGAGTACATTCTTAGTTGCTCAAAATACCACGGTATATGCTAATGCATTAGTAGCAGGTCGTAGCTATGTGATCAACACTGTTGGTACTACTAACTGGGGAACAGTTGGTGCTGGTGGCCTAAGTAAAGGTAATAATCCTAGTGTTACCACTGGCGATATCTTTACAGCCACGGGTGCTGGTACCGGCACAGGCACAGCGCAACTAGCAGGTCGTTGTGTTTTGGCCAATGTTTCCGCAGGCAATTTAACACCTGGTACAATGACAGCTACAGTTACAACCGCTGGTAATACTTCTGTATTACTTAATCGTATTACAGACCACTGGGGTATAGGGTTTGATGGTACTCAGTACTTGCTCAACTTCTTTGAAGCCAGTGCAAATACAGCAGTCAAAGCTGGTATTGATACACCTACTAGTACCACAGGTGATGATACAGTACCAATGGTTGTGCTTAATAATTACACTTCGTAATCCTAAAGTTTTACCACCAAAATCCCGCTTCGGCGGGATTTTTTATGATTTATCCTAGCTGTTAAAAACACATAAATAACAAAAAGGATTCTATAGATGACCACATACAAAAATACCAGCGGTGACTTTACTTTAACTTGCCAAAACGGCAATGGTATTTTCACAATTAATGCTCAGACAAACTTCCTTGGAAATGTAACCTATAATGTACCGGCTACTACCAGTACTCCGTTTATTACAGTAGCTGCCAATAATACTGGTACTATCCAGGACATGGGTCTTATTGCACAAATTAATCCGTCTAGTTTTGCAGGACTGAGATTTGATGTTGCCGCAAATACCTGGCAAATCAGTTCCAGTGTTAGAGCAAACGGTGCTCCTATTGCGGCCTATACCGACATTGGTGGCAGTACCGGAAACGCCGCAGGTGGTAATACACAGATTCAGTTTAATCAAGCAGGTGCATTTGGTGCCAGCGGAAATTTAACTTACGACTATGCTAACAATGCATTGACACTACAAGGTTACGAAGTGTTAGGCAACATTGGAGCCACCCCTGGTACTACTCCAACAAATGCTGTGGCAATTTACAACAGCACAGTAGGCGGTGGCGGCACTGGTGTATATGTATTGTCAACCGAAGTCAATGACGAATTGATTAGTAAAACACAAGCTATTGTTTATAGTTTAATATTTTAAGGAATAATTATGACCCTATCAGTAACAGGAAACATAACAACATCAGCTGGTAATGTTTATGTAAGTAGCGGAAATACCGCAATTACTTGGTTAAGTATCTGCAACACATCTGCTGGTAATGTTTTGGCAAATGTGTTTGTTGTGCCAAGCGGATTTTCTTCTGGATCTACTACACAGGTATACCAAGATTTGTTAATGGTACCTGGAGAAACTTATCAAATTTATGCTGCCGCAGAAAAATTGATCTTGGCTGATCAAGATTCTGTGCAGATTCAATGCAACACAAGTAGCGCACTAAACGCAGTCACTTCATATACATCAATTTAATGGGTTACTTTGTAAAGAATCGCCGACTGCAATCTGGTAGCACTGGGGTCATCTTGCCCACAGGCTCTACAATTCAACGACCAGAGTTTCCTGCATTTGGCCTTATAAGATACAACACCGACAGTGGCATGGTGGAGTATTTTGACGGAACAATGTTTCAAAGTTTATTGACCGGTGCTAACTTTACCTATGTGGTAGATAACTTTACCGGTGATGGCGTTTCTACCACATTTGGACCAATGAGTCAAGCAGTAGCGAATGCCTCTAATATTATTGTTTTCATTGGTGGTATCTATCAGATACCTGTTACCAATTACACGGTTAACGGCACAGTTGATATTACATTTACATCGGCTCCTCCATTAAATGCAACAATTAATGTGATACACACTCAAGGATAATATATGGGAATTAGTCGTGTAGCCGGTCAGATGTTACAGTCCACTCTGGAAAGAGATGGAGTCAACTTATCAGTCACTGATCTTGCCAATAGCACACCTGTGCTTTTTCTTGATGTCAACAATGGTCGCGTTGGTGTTAACACTGCGTCACCTGGTACTGAGCTGGTAGTAGTTGGAAATATTTCAGCCACAGGCAATATTATCAGCAACACAAATTTTGTTGGCAATGGATACTATCTTACTGATATCAATGCCGGCAACATTCTTAACAGCTACGGCAATGCCAATGTAGCTGCCTACTTGCCAGTCTATGGCGGCAACATTGCTGTAGCCACTATTTCCAGCAACGCCAATGTTAACATTGCAATCTCACCTGGCGCCAATGGCATTGTCACTATTGCCAATACCGCAGGCGGAGCAAGTGGTATACAGTTAGGACCTAATACTCTAGGACAATTTGTCAGTAATGCTCTTACTTTGACCAGTAACACCAGCGTTACCAACGGCATTGCTGAATTGAATCAAATTTTAGGTAAATTGGTTCCACCAGCACCACCAGCATTTCCAAATTCTACTGCCTTGTCTATCACCAGCGCAACCACTACAGCTAGAATGGCCAACGGCTTTACACAAACTGATAACACAACCACTGGCAACAAAGCAGTGGCCGCCGGCACAGTAGTTTCGGCTGTAAGATCAAGCACTTATGCAACCAACACAATCAGTACCACAGGCCCAGGCGATTCGGGTACACTTGCAGTGTATCTCAATAGTGTTTCGTCAGGCAATGTCACATTTAATCCCTTGGCAACTCCGACTGCCAACGGCGTCTATAGTAACTTGGTAGTAACCAATAACCAAGACTATCATGCATCAAACGCCAGTATTCCTCCTGGATTCTGGTATGTGTTTAGCTCCAGTGCCACAGGTACAGTACCACAAGGGTGGAACGAAGTTTACATCTCAGATACTGCCGCTGGCAATACCAACACTCCGGTCTGGTACTATGATTCCAGTACAGCAGCCGCTCCAGTGTTTAGTTCAACCACCTTTACAGCCTGTGCTAGTCCTAGTCTAGCCTATTCCAGTACTGTACCACACTACACTGGCAACACCTATTTCAATCTTGGATTTAATGTAAATCGTCTAAGTGCCAACATGTATCCTAACAACGGAAACCTGTTGACCAATTCTACCACAGCCGGCGGAGCATTCCTGGCACCGGCTACAGTCAGTTATGCGTCTGCCAATATTGCAGTTCCTCTGGTCCAGAATTTATATGTTGCAAGTGGCAATGCCACAGCTAATACCACAGCCTACATTGTCAACACTGGATTTGGTAACAGTACCGCAGGTCCTACTGTAACAGTGACAAACAGCTACAACACCACTACAAATACCTTTACACCGGCTGGCGTAGTATTATACAAAAATGGTAACACCACAGCCATAGATGAAGGCAATATTGTGATTGGCAGTAACATTGGTAGTGGGTCAGGCAGTGCTTATCGTATTGTTAATCCTAGCGGCAATACTGTGGCAGACTATCCGGTTTACACCGGCTCAGAAGCCACCTTCAACAGCCAAACTGGCCCATTTTACACCACAGATGCTACAGTGACTGGAGTAGGATCTCAAGGTGTGTTACGCTTTGATAAAACAAATTACAGCACTGGATATTTGCCAGCGGGTCCTAATCTAAGTGCTCAACAAAATACCCAGTATTTTACATTTAAGTTTGTACGCACCTCAGTCAGTAAGTTCAATATTCAGTATGTTGGCACTGTGGCCGGCATGTGGGTAGCCTTGCCTGGATCAGTATTTGACACCGCATCGGGCAATGTTGGTCCTACATCAGGACTCAACGGTTGGCTCAACATGTGTGTGCCCTACGGCGGAGCTGGTATTCCAGGATCCAACGGCCACGGCGGTAACGGCAGTGATGGCTGTGCCCTGGGCGGAGCAGTAATTCCAAATACACTACAGTCTAACGCTTCTACTGCATTTGGTTATACTTGTACATTTGGAACAGTTAATAGTTCTAGTACAGCTACTAATGAAATTTATGTAAGAATTAAACTGACCTCAGGGCAGTCAGTGACAGCATTAAGTTTACAAACGGCGAGTAATTAACAATGACCATTAGCGAATCACAATATGTAGACCTACTGGTTAAGAAACTGTATGGCGTAGCCAAGACAGATACGCCACAGAACAAAAGTCCTACCAACGAGCCAATTCCTAGTCCAGAACTAAATCGTGGCGATACTCTATGGACACAGGCCAATCAGATACCTGCAACACCGGCTCA